TCTTCACGATAAAGCTTTCGTTTTGAAGTCATAATAGTAACACATTTATTAGTTTGTAAATGTGTCTACCTATATCAGGATAAGACACCTGTTTTGTGTTCATCATTATGTTTGGAAAGGTAGTGTGATGTTCTCTGAGTTCAGGTATGAACAATGTGAGAAATGTGGAAAATTAAAGAAGTAATATGAGCAATAGTGAATCTCAAAATAGAAAAGGTAAAGGAGGAAGAAAGCCTAAGTTTGATTATACAAGCGAGGAATTTCTTTCTCTCGTGGAATCGTATGCCAAAAAGGGATTCACTGACAAGGAAATTGCTTATGCCATAGGGATTTTGCCTCAAACATTCTGCGAAAAGAAAAGTGAGTACACCGAAATATCCGAAGTCTTAGCGCGTGGGCGCGCGACAATCAATGCCACTGTAAGGGCTAAATTCCTTGCAATGGCTCTCGGTGGCATAAAAACCAAAAGCACCGTGGTAAGAAAGCTCCGTGATTCAGAAGGGAATTTGACGGGCGAAGATGAATTACAAGTAAGCGAAAGCGAGTTGGCTCCTAATTTGCAAGCAATGTCCGTTTGGCTGTACCACCATGATGAAGATTGGAGAAAGATTGAGCGCAAACAAGATGAAGACGCTGATATTCCAACAGACATAGAGCATGGCATCAACATTGATTCTTGGATTAAAGACAAGCTGAAATGATAGTACCTCAAGAAATTTACCATCCATTATACGAGGATAAGGAAAAATTTATAATTCTTATTACCGGTGGGCGTGGTTCGGGAAAGTCTTTCAATGCTTCTACCTTTATTGAGCGGTTGACTTTTGAAATGACTCCCGTAGAGAAAATAGTTCATCAGATTCTTTACACCCGTTACACGATGGTTTCTGCCGGTATGTCTATCATCCCCGAAATGATGGAGAAGATAGATTTGGACGGTACCACGAAATATTTCAAGACCACAAAGACGGACATAGTCAATAAGATGACTAAGAGCCGTATCATGTTTCGGGGTATCAAGACTTCTTCCGGAAACCAGACAGCAAAACTGAAATCCATTCAAGGCATTACGACTTTTGTCTGCGATGAAGCGGAAGAGTGGACAAGCGAAGATGAGTTCGACAAGATAATGCTCTCCATTCGCAAGAAGGGTATTCAGAACCGGATTATCATTATAATGAACCCATGCGATTCCAATCACTTCATCTACAAGAAATACATTGAGAAAACTCACAAGCTGGTAGAGATTGACGGTGTGCAGGTTCAGATTTCCACTCATCCGAATGTGCTCCACATTCATACGACTTACTTTGATAATTTGGATAACCTTTCTCCTGAGTTCCTGAAAGAAGTGGAGGATATGAAGGTGGGTAATCCTGAAAAGTATGCTCATGTGGTTATCGGTCGCTGGGCTGACGTGGCGGAAGGTGCTGTGTTCAAGAAGTGGGGAATTGTTGACGAGTTTCCGGCTTGGGCAAAGAAAGTTGCTTTCGGGCAAGACTTCGGTTATACGCATGACCCGTCTGCTTCCATTCGTTGTGGTATCGTTGATAACGCCCTTTACTTGGATGAAGTGGATTACCGTACTGGATTGCTTTCTTCTGACATCATCAAGACTCTTCGCCCGTGGGGTTTGAAAGTCATAGCTGATAGTGCTGACCCTCGATTGATTCAAGAGATACACAACGGAGGAATCAAGATATATGCCGTAGAGAAAGGTGCAGGCTCTATCAATGCCGGAATTGACAAAATGAAAGATATGGAGATTTATATAACCAAACGCTCATACAACTTGCAAAGCGAGTTCAGAAAGTATGTTTGGGCAAAGGATAAGGACGGGAACTATATCAACGAACCGGAAGACCATGACAATCACGGAATAGATGCTGTACGTTACTATGTATTGGGTGAGCTTCTTGGTAAAATTCAGAAGCCGAAAGATTTAACAGGAATATTCACGCATTAAAAATATAAACTATGCCATTGAATTTAGAAGAAATATTAGCATTGCCTGACATCGGGCAGAAGATAAACTACCTGAAGAAAGGTAGGAAGACTGAACTTCCCGACCGTTGCAAACTTTGGGATGATTGGAATTCGGAACGACATGAAATCATGGTTGACAAAAAGAAGTATCCGGACAGAAAGGTTCTTGAAAAAGAAGCTGAGAAACACTTCGATGAAAAAACTGGTAAGACTTATGAAATCGAAGCAAAGTATAAGACTGAACCGGTGAACCGTATCTCCATTCCATTGGAACAAGATATAGTGAACATTCAAACAGCTTTCACGGTCGGCACAGAACCGTCTATGGATTGCACTCCGACTGATGATGATGAAAAGAAGCTGCTGGATGCGGTCAAAGCTGTATTCAAGTCCAACAAAATCAAATATCAGAACAAGAAGATTGTCCGTGCCTGGCTTTCCGAACAAGAAGCGGCAGAATATTGGTATGTTACCGATGATGATTCGTTTTGGGCGAAGTTCTGGAAGAAAGTTAAGACTTCCTTCGGGGGGAAGGTAAAGCCCACCAAGAAACTGAAAAGCGTGTTATGGTCTCCATTCAGAGGTGATAAGCTATACCCGTTCTTCAACGACGAAGGTAAAATGATTGCTTTCTCACGTGAGTACAAGAAGAAGCTCATGGATGATTCGGAGGTCATCTGCTTTATGACTATCACGGACAAAATGGTTTATCAATGGGATTTGTCTAAAGGGTATGAAGAAAGAACGCCTTTTGCTCATGGATTCCCAAAACTACCGGTTCTCTATGCTTATCGTCCAGAACCTTATTGCAAGAAGATAAAGACATTCCGTGTCCGGCTGGAAAAACTGTTATCCAATTATGCTGATTGCATCGATTATCATTTCTTCCCATTGCTGAAGCTAATTGGAGATGTAGAGGGTTTCATGGGTAAGGTTAAGGATAGAATGGTCAAACTTACAGGTGAAGGTGCGGATGCTCAATATCTGACGTGGAACCAAGCAAATGATACCGTAAAATTTGAGGTAGAAACCCTCTTTGAGAAAGCATATTCTATGACGAATACACCACAAATCAGTTTTGAAAAGTTGAGTGGTGCTGGAAATGCTTTGTCGGGAGTGGCTTTCGATTACGTGTTTCTTTCGACACATTTGCAAGTTCAAAATCATGCCGAGGTGATAGGTGAGTTCTTGCAAAGGCGTGTGAACTTCATAGTCTCTGCTTTAGGTTCTATAAATCCATCTGAATTTAACAAAGCATCTGAAACGATAGATATTAGTACAGAAGTTGTTCCGTATCGCCTTGACAATTTAGAAGATAAAGTTAATGTAGCTGTAAAAGCTGTGTCAGGTGGTGTATGGTCGCAACGACATGGGGTAATGTTTGCTGGAAATATTGACCGCATCGAAGAAGAAATTTCAGAAATAAAAGAAGAACAAGAAGAAAAGAGAAAAGCTGAAATGCAGAAACAAGCCATAAAGAAAGGGGAGTGAAATCACTCCTCTTTGTAGCTCCATTGATAGCCCTTGTGCTTCTTTATTTTCCCATTACAACACATTGAAATGCCCGAATGGTGCGCACCGGTTGTGCGTGCCGCTTCATTCAAACTATCAAATGAATTTATAATTTTGCCGTCTTTTAATTGTAGAACAGCTCGTGAATTATGGTGGTTTTTGCCAGTCTTTTGCTTTCTACCAAGAACCCTATATGCGTGTAGTAAGTTTTCACCATCAGTAACCCATTCAAGATTGGCAACGCAATTATTGGTTTTATCACCGTCTATGTGGTTTACTTGTGGTAGGTTTTGCGGGTTAGTTATAAAAGCATTTGCGACCAAGCGATGAACTTTAAATATACGCTTTCTGCACCATACATTCAAATACCCCTTTTTGCTTTTTATGGGTATTAAAATGCGTCCATCTCTAAACCAATATCCTTTACCGTTCCAGCATTTCTTTGGCAAGGATTTTACCCTACCTAAATTTGATACTTGATAATCGCCTTCGTACCCTTCAATGTCTTTCCAAATTTCATCCATATTCTTTTGCTTTAAAGTTAAATAAATAAAAGGCTGCCTTTAAAGTCGTGCGAAGACTGCCTTTGGATAATCGTGTTATGCTCTATCGGGTATCAGACTATATACACCGTTTACGGCACTTTCGCCAATCATCTTACTGATAGCATCCATACACTCATAGATACCATGATTGAAAGTATTACCTTCTTCAATGTATTCTCTACCGCTTTCTTTAGCTATGATAGTTGTTTGTTCATCAAAGACTACACTTGCCTCTCTCAACTTGATTAACGCGTTCATTAGGTCTAAATTAACCTTGATTTCATTTGTTGCCATAATTATGCGATTTTAATAAGGTTACACTTTTTGAAACAACGCCACTCTTCTTTTTCAGTGTCAAAGTATACTTGGCAATTATCAGCCGTTTTCTTAGTACCTTTTGTTTCTGGTACTCTGTTTTCCAAGAGAGTGCCAAAGGCTTGACGTAACGTGCCATCGGTTTTCTTGAAGTAGAACCTATCTCCACTTTCAAAGCTGCTTTGAGCTTTAAATTAGCCCATGCGCATTTTAATGCCTCACTCATTGAATAACCGTTCTTGCGAACAAAAGACCATGCCATTTGCATCACCTCTTTCATCTGACTTCTAAATTTTGTGCTCATACTACTTATATGTTTTAAATTATACTACTTCGTTTAATTTGATATTACAAAGTAAAACTAACTAGTTTAATTTCGCAATATTTAAAGTAATAAATAATGTTAAAAATAAAACTAAGTAGATTTATTTTAGCCATATAATTGTATTATGTGGTATAAATATCTTATTTTGTCGAATAAAACTATATAGTATTATGGACTTTAGAACAAGGATAAAAGAACTTTGTCAAGGGCAAGGTATAACTCAAAAAGAGTTAGCAGAAAAAATGGGAATATCTGATATAAGTCTGAATAAGACTTTACGAGGGGAATATCCGCAGTTGCAAACATTAGAAAAGATTGCGAATACATTAAATGTTCCTATTGCCGAACTATTTGAAAAGCCGAATGCCAGTAATATTATCGGCTTCGTAAAGGTCGGAGATACCGTGCATGAAGTAAAGTCTGCGGAGGATGTGAAGAATTTAGCTGGAAAATTGTAACAAATTAAATATTAAAGATATGAAATGTCCACATTGTCAGGTAGAAGTAAATGTAGATTTCTCAGAAAAATACATAGGAAAATATGGAAATATTTTTTATAGTCTATTCTATATGAGATGTCCAAATAGTGAATGTGATAAGCCTATTGTACTTTTGGGACAGGCAAACAATGCTAATCAATACCGTGACGGTACAATATCTATAAAAGAACAACATTCCTGTAATTTTAAACAACTATTCCCTGTAGGAAGCGGTAGAATGCCTGCTGCTCCTGAAGTTGAATCTAAGTTTGCTGAAGATTATAATGAAGCCTGTTTGGTACTTCCATTTAGCCCCAAAGCAAGCGCAGCCTTAAGTCGTAGATGCTTACAGAATATAATCCGTCTGAAAGAAGGTATTAAAGAAGGAAATCTCAAAACGGAGATTGAGAAGCTAATAGCAACTAATAAACTTCCATCATACATAAGCGACAACTTGGAAATAATACGTGGTTTTGGTAATATTGCTGCTCATGGAATGGAAGACCGAGCTTCTGGTGAAATATTAGATGTAGAACCTAATGAAGCAGAGTTCTTATTGGACGTTTTGGAACTTCTTTTTGATTTGTATTTTGTTCAAGCTGCTAAAGCAGCCAAGATGAAAGCTGCATTAAATCAAAAACTGACAAGCGCAGGACAAAAGCCTATACCATAAGTCGCATAGAAGAGGAGCTTGCAGAAATCAAGGAGGAACAAGGGGCAAAGAATAGCAATGCAGCGTCTCCTAACTCCAAGGGATAATTCATTACTTCATGTTTTTATAGTACTATTGAGCGGAGCTAATTTAGTTCCGCTTTTTTTATTGCTAAATTCTATATTATAGAATATATTTCTTGGAAAAATTTTATAATTCAAAATTAATTCATATTTTTGCATCAAATAAATGAGATATGAGAATTGTATCACATAAGAAATTGAAAGAGTTCTACGAGACGAAAGGCTATGAAGATTCACGCATAGCTTTAGAACGTTGGTATGATATAGCGGAAAAAGCTGAATGGAAGAACCTATCAGACATTAAAGTAGATTTTCCTGCTGCTGATTATGTAGGCAACCAGCACTATGTATTCAATATTAGAGGTAACAATTATCGACTGATAGTAGTTGTAAAGTTTACAATGGGCTATATTTTTATTCGGAAAGTGTGTACCCATAAAGAATATGATAAAATAGATTGTTCAACCATTTAAGATACAGGATATGAATAAAGTTAGTAAAGAACAATATGAATTTGCTTTGGCAAGAGTAGAGGAACTTCTGCCATTGGTTGATGATAATACCCCTGCAAACGATAAAAATGCGGTGGAGCTTACAGTTATGTCCGATATTGTGATAGCATACGAAAAAGAACATTATCCGATAGAAAAACCGACTGTTGCGGAATTGATAGAGCTATCTCTTGAAGAGAAAGGGATGAGTCAAAAGCAA